CGACCATGCTATTTTCCGCCAGTTGTTGCTGCTAACATAGCCAGTATAGCAGCAGGAGAAGCTAAAGCCGATACCACTACCAATAGAAGTTTGCCATGGATTGCTCGAATACCGTCAATTAGCGGCTGGTTTGTGTGCTGGTTGTCTCGCAACTCTCGGACGTCTGCCGCAAGCTCGGTTAATTCCGATGCTACATAATCGTGTTTGTCAATGTAGCGCTGAAGACTCAGGGTCAACCCTTGGATTGCCTTCGTTAGCTCCTTTTGCCCCTCGACCATCTCTGCTGTTGACTGTTGCATTGCTGCAATATCGCGGTCGTGTTGATTTACGATTTGAGATAACCGGCTTAATTCTTCGCTCATTTTTCAGCGCTCGCATTGTGATTACTAAAACGATTAATGCGATTATAGACTGAGCGATGAGCAGTAAGCAAACTGCGATGAGTGTAACGGATGATTTGTCCACCTTTGCTGCTCCCTAGCACCGCAAAAAGTAAGTCTATCGGTGCGCTCAATTCCTGTCGAAACGCATGGATAGGGTACAGCCAGTTCATATCTAGCGTTTGATCTACTAACATCGCGGCATTTAATAGCGCGCTTGATGCAATGATGCAGGAGTAAATCAGATAAATCCTGACTAATTCTTGATATTTTAGTGATAAAGCTAGGGTACTTACAAGAGCAATAACATCAAAACATGTTTGAGAATAATAAGTTACATAAACTGTGGCGCTATCGATGAAGTATGACTGCACCCCGTCAAAGCCTGACGTAGAATAAAGCAGGTAGTAAAAGAAAATAACTAGGCAGAGATTTAACTCTCTGCCCGTTACCATCCACAAGATGAAAACAACTGCCGCTAGGCTTTCGTTGCTCATTTTGTTTTCTTAGTTTTCTTTCCGGTTGACTTGGTCGTGCCGTCTTTCGGGCCGCCTTTAATCGGTGTATTTCCTGCTGGCATGTTTACCTCCAATGTAAGTTAATTTGGGCGCTTATCGCCACGGTGCGCTATCCCGCATGTGCATGTCTGCTGGCTTGCAGATTATCCCGTGCTCAACTCGCAACAGCGACGAAAAGGAGACGTCAGCTAAAGTTGCGGAAGGCATCTGCCATACCTGTCACCCAGTCCATATGATGCGACGATTTAGTATAGACGCTATAAAATCACTTGGCTAGATAACTCGAACCAAGTGAACTGCACAAAAACAGAATTGTCCGACGCTGCCGCGTTTTCCAGTTCTATTAGAAACACCGAGTTTGGTGACAATAGCCTGAACGTGTCGCTCGAATCCGTAGCGCCTGACGACCTGTTGCCGGAACCTACAGCGCCGTAAAGCGGCAGGAAAGTCACTTCGCTTGCTGCGGTTGGCGTTGGTCCTGTGATTACATTAACCGCGCTTGTCGATGGATAAACGGTATCGTTGCGAAGGTTTTTAACTGGTATTGTCGCGCCGACAGTCCCGCCAGTGTATGCGCTAAAGGTGCGATAAATCAGCGCCTCTTTGTTCATAATGATGTCGCGACCAAGCAAGACTACGTATTTATCCGGTGGACATTGGAACCTGATGTGCGCTTTCGCGCCGGATGCAATCACTTGGTTGATATATGAGTAATAACCAAGCCCGCGACTGATGGCGTCGTCGCGGTAGTTCAGCGCTTGCGTTGCTACTCTATCGAGCGTGTTTCCATACAGCATGGAGCGCGAAGGAAAGCCATTTGGCGGGTTGGCCATAGTTACAACTCCTAACAAATAAAAAGACCGCTATTTAGCGGCCTTCTTTGGTTTTTGCACTGGTTTGGGTTCGTCGTCTTTAGGCTTGTAAATCTCATCAACGACTCTGAAGCCTTTGGCGTTCAATTCGCGCTTTTCTTCAACGCTAATTGGCATTGGCAAATAAACAACTTCCATCGTTCACCTCTCAAAAGAAAGGGGCTTTCGCCCCTATCAATTAGGCTTTAGCTTCATCACCGATAGTGACAACGCCAGCCGTATTCTTGATGTCGGTAGCGACCTTGTCCCAGTTCGCGGCACTGCCAATTTCAGCATCAGTTGGTGATTTGCCACCATTCGCCTCATCCCAAGTGTAACCCTTCAGGCCAAGACCGAAGCTGTAGTCTACTTGGAGTGTTGTCTCAATGCGAGTCTGACCGTTGTTGGTTTGGATGTTACTGATGACATCGCCGGCATCGTGAACCACAGCAGCAGAGTCAACTAACGACAACGCATAGACCTTGTTAGGTGTACCGGCTACGCGCAGTGCTGGGGCGTCGGTCACAATCATTGCTTTGCCTAAGATGTCAACTACGCGCACGTTTTGGGATTGGAACAGTTGCGGCGTGTTGGTCAGGTTATCGCCAATCAATTTGTGATAGACAGCGCCCGAGACAACAGTGGCCACCAAGTTACCTGAGCGGTCACCAAACTTAGCGTGTGCGCCGTTCATGCTGGTGTAGTTGATGCCAGCAGTTGCAGACACATCGTTGGTCGCAGCAGCTTGGCCAGCAATGGCAGCGCGTAACGCTAAGATAGCGGTGTTTAACTGGTCAGCTAACAGCGCCTCAGCAAAGTTACGGCTTGCCACTTCGATACCTGTTGCGGTCGGCATGGTTAACCAAGTTAACTGCGAAGGCTCAAAGCGGATTGGGCCGAAACCGCCAGCCACTTTGACAGTGCTGTGTTTCAGTTGCGATAAATCTGTCGCAGATGCCGACGCTTGTGCTGCGTAACGGTCAACGCGACGCTGTGCCGAGTGAATCGATGCGAAGAAAGACTCTTGCAAGAAGTCACCAGTAAAGCCGGCAGTGGTTAAACGGATAGCGCCGTTCGATGCTTGGTTGAATTTATCAATCATCTGACCCAGCGTTTCGATAGTCGCTGGCATGATGTACTCGTTAAAAACCTGCATTTGTGATAATGCCATGATATACCTCGATTAGTTGGTTGGTAGTTTAAACCGTTTTGCTAATGCAGCAACGCGCTCATCGCGGGTACCGCCTAAGTTGCCAACAGTCGAGGCACTGCCTGTACCTGTCGAGCCGTTCGCATTGCCGCCACCAAAGGTGACAACTCCGCTTTTTAACAGTGGCTCAAAGCTTGAATCTTTCATCAGTTCAGCCTTGAATCCAGCCATATCAAGCGATGTAGCACTGCCATCATCGTTTAAAAACGTAACCTTTCCGCTCTCCGCATCTACATCGATGCGACTTGCAACAAGCCGCTTGAATGCAGATGAGCCTTTATCTGTTGCTAGTTCCGATGCCAAATCAGCAACGATTGCCGAGCGCTTTTCCGTCTTAATCTGGTTCGCCATTCGCTGTAGTCGTTCATCATACTGCTTCTGCGTTTCACCAAGTCGGCGCTCTGCGTCAGCAAGGATTTCGTCCACCTTGCCCTCTTTCTTAAGCTTTTCCAGCGCTGCGCGCTCGGCTTCCGCCAGCTTTTCAGCTTCGCGCTGTTCAAACGCTTTCAGCTTGCTATCAAGCCCGTTTAGGCTTTCTTTTAGCTTGCTAACTTTTAATTCCGCGACAGGCACAAACGCGCCGTCGTGCTCTGAATAGTCTGCTTTAACAAAGTCAGGCAGACTATCGTATTGCTCTTGTGTTAATGGCATCGGATACAATCCTATTTATGTGGTACGACCACGGTCAAATATAATTCTAAGTTGTTAATGTGTTTGCGTCAAATCTCATTGGTTTCAGACAATAAAAGCTCTGCATCAGCGTCGATAATGCCCCCTTTGATGAGCATATCAATCGCAACTTCTCGCGTGACGATACCTTGGATGAAAAGCGCGGCAATCTGGCTTGTTTCTTCTGGAGTCAGTTTCGATTTCGCAAAGTCTCTCGGAATAGCGATTGTTACCAAGTCCATACCTTGCTCGATGGCGTCAGGAGATAAAGCGCCCTCAAACATCAGGCAGTACAGACAAAGGCGCTTGAAAGCTGATTCGATGTTTTGAGCCAACATCTGCAGTTGCGCGTTTTGCTCTGCGGCTGAAATCTCCGCCTCTGTTGCTGTAGCGGCAACGGTCTGCCCTTGCATGACCGCGCCTAGCTGTTTCGCCTGCTCGGTGTTGCGCTCAAAAAACCGCTCATATGGCTCGATGGCAGTATTTGCGCCTTTAACATCGACGTCCATATCGCCAAACAAGATGTTAACCGAGCCTGAGCCTGTTAGTAGATAGTCACGACCGTTGGCTTCCTTGAAGTTTTCCCAATCCATTGTGGTAGCGCCTTTGACATAGGTCGTTGGCGGTAAGTTGCGGATTGTCTCTTTGTACTCTGCGCTCATGCGGTAACGATACAGTGCTGAGTCGCAGATTGGTGATAGATAACCAAGCTCAATCGGAAGCTCACCAGCGCGGATCTCCTCATCGGATGCAATGATAACCGGCAGCCAGTTTAGAGCGGAACCGGCAACAGTCATGTAGGATTGCTCGCCAACGGAATAACCGCCGGCGGATTTAACAATCTTCTGTTGATAATATGCGCCGTCGTCGTCAAGAGCTAATACCAGATAGGATTCAATCGCCTTGCGCTCTCCTGTGACAGCGGAGAACTCCGAGCCAAGCTCGCGCAGCATGATATAGCTAAGCTGCATCACGCCGTTAATGCGTGAGTAATGCCAGTTAACCACGTTTTCGCGTGTGTACGCCTTGATGCTTGCTCGCGGCTTTAGTTCCCGCGCATCGGCAAGACTAAGCTCATCAATCGCTACATCTGATAAACCTTGATAGTCGGCCACAAACACGCACCACTTAACCTGCAACACCTCTTTCGCGCAATCCTGCATCATGCCGCGAATGGACAAACCGTCCCCATCGGCGGATTCTTCAAGGTAGCTGATTCTGTCGGGCAGTCCGACGTTTGAGGCATCGAACTTCATCCGCCCGACTAGGCTGTGCATGGTCTTGCCTGGGTAGTTGTCGTACTCAGCGTTTGCTAAATAAATCTCATAGCGCTGTTTTGCTGACTCGCTTGTCGTGTCGATGTCGCTCATGTGAGGCAGCAACGCCTCGCGAAGCTCTTTCACAAAAAACTCACCGGCAATCGCGGCTCTCGTTTCCGTTACCTTTTCGGCCATGCGGATATAGTTTTGATGTTGCGTGATTTGCTGCATCTCAGCGTCCTGTGTATGTTTTCATCAGTTTACTACTCAATTCCTGCACGTTCAAACGCTGCCGCATTTTTAGCACGCAACTGCTCAAGCGTTAGCGGCTGACCTAGCATGTCGGACATGCGCGAAAGCGGCAGCTTGCCATCTAAAAATAACTTGGCTTTCGTTGCGCCTAGCACATCTGTGATAAATGCGCGGTCTTGCTTAGACAGCCATTGCGCGTAGGTCGAATCCGCTTTGATTTCGTTGAGCTTGAATCGCTCGGCTTTTAGGTCTTTCCGCCCTTTGTACGTTTCGCCGCGCTCGTAGTTATCGCCTGAGCCAATAGCAATGCGCGTGATGTCTTTGCGCGGGTCGTCATCGCCATCAAGCCAGTAGATTATCTGCGTGCGG